CAACTGCTATTCCAACTACTGCACCATTACCAATCACAGAACCAGACCCTGTAGATTTTAATCCTGGGTCCTTTGTCTCTAAGTCAATTGCAATCTCATCATACTTTGATAAGTCAGGAAAAGATTCAGGTGGTAGCCACTCTGTCTGTGGTTTAAATATTGGTTTGTTTTGGTTCATAGATATGTTTACTCTCTATAGTCTTATTAAGTTTATCTTTATTGCTAAATGCATATAAAGCCGCGTTATAGTCATGAGGAAATATCTCCCATGAAAATTTTTCTTCTAGTCCTAGATAAATTTCTAGATTAAATTTATATTTTTTATTAATGCTAATAGTTTTTACAATCTTACTTGCTTTTGGCATTTTTCATATCTTTCATGTGTTCAATTTCTAAATCACAATAGTGTTTGATCTTGTTTATATCTTCTATACCATTTTTGTTTAAATATCTACATACATATTTAATTACATTTGCTTGAAATGGATTGAGTTCGTTTTTTCTTATAAATGTCCAAGGTTGAATGTGAAAGTCTTTGTAGTGACTCCCACCTATCTGTTTGTCTTGTGGGAATGCTTCATCCCAATCTTTTTTATTTGTCATAGATTGTATGCTTTCTTTGTTTGTGGTTCTATTATGTATAAGTTTTTTTCTGTTCTTGTGCAGGCAACATAAAATAATCTGTGTGTATCATCTGGATCTTTTTCATAATCAATAAATGCTGCACCAGCCAAGTCTGTTATTACAACTACATTCTCTCGTTCATTACCTTTAACGCCATGTATTGTAGAAATACTAATTCTAGGATTCTTGTCTAAGTTTTCTCCTGACTTAATTAATTTTTTTATCTTCTTTATGTCTTCATCACCTATTTCATTTAATGCTTCGTCCCATTCAGATTCTGTGTTAAGTCCATATTTCTCTTTCAAAGTATCTATGTCATAGAAACCATCTTTGATTATTGTTTTTAATAACTTTGGATCCCAATTATCTTTGGTCATTTTTGCAGCGATCTTCTTAACATCATTATAATGTAAAGGTATACCTTTTCGTAAGTCATTCCATTTCAATATAATTTCATAAATATTTTTTACTCTCGGCACAGCATTTCTTCTTTGCCAATATAATTCTTTTTCATCTAATATGTTTCCAATACCTGCTAACATATAGTTAGCTTGTGCTAACACTAACCATTTACCACGTGAGAAATCTACTTCATGAAGATTGCTACAGTAAGAAACAGATCCTTCTTCTTCTTTTGGTAGCCATTCTTTTTCTACTCTGTTGTGTACTTTTTTTATTATCTTGTTTGCTAATTGAAAAGGTATCTGTGGTACCCTTTGTGATTGGTCTAGTACAGTTCTATCACCTTCTAAATTTATAAATGTACTTACATGTGCACCATTCCATCTGTAGATTGCCTGGTCATCGTCACCTGATATGTATGAGTCTTGAGACTTCTCTTCTATCTTCTTAACCAATCTCCATTGTATCAAACTTAAATCTTGTGCTTCATCTACAAACATAACTCTTAGACTCGGTGCTTCCCCACTTGCTATAAATTTATCTAGCATATCTGGAAAGTCAATCAAACCATTCTGTTCTTTGTAATTCTCTAACTCTTCAACTATAATTTCTAATTTACTTAATTGTATCTTTGAGTTGTTATTCAAATGATAAAATTTTATTGGGTCCATCTCTTTTGATCGTGCTAAGTTTATTAACTGTATGTATGGATCTGGAGAATAAAATATACCTTCATAGTCTTCGTCTTGTCTTGCACCTTCTAATTCTATTTGCATCTTCTCAGATAATTCTTTGTAATGTTTTGGTTGCATTACCTGGTTTCTATTTATACCAAGTTGATTAAAACAAAATGAATGTAGTGTTTGAAAGTATGGTACGTCATTGTAAGATAGTTTAAATTTATCTACTGCTCTTTGTTTACCTTCTTGTGCAGCGTTTTTACTAAATGTAAAATAACCAATCTTATCTGGTGGTGTGTTAGCTAAAAATTTTTCTATATGTCCTAGTAATGTATGTGTTTTACCTGTACCTGGTGGTCCATAAATTATATGTCTCATTAGTAATTTTCTTTCTTAAATGTTTTTGGTTTATATGTTTCTGTTTTTTTATCGAATCTAGCTACAACAAACACAGATAGTTTTGTTTTACCTACACGTTTAGTTGTACAGTTTAAATCATCTTTTAACATTTGTGATGTTCTTTGGTATGGAACTCTCCAATGTTTTCTTGATAGATAGTTGTTAAAGAAGTTATCAAATACAAAGTGATGAAAGCCATCTTTAGTATAAGTACCACCATTACGTAAATCTTCGTAGTCGTCTTTCTGTATTCTGTTTACACAATAATCTTCTAAATAATTATTTAAAATATCTTTTGTACTTGTACCTTCTGCAGGTTCTGTAATTTCTGCATTAGTTAATAATGCAGTTGTAACTTTTTTCCAGTCACCAACTTTTACTGTTGGTGGATTTATTCTTAATTGTTTAATACATTCTTCTTGAAATAAAACTTGATTAGCTAAATGTTTTGCTGAGTCTAAGTAAAGTCTATCACCATCAACGTTTAGGTAATAATAGGGTTCTTCTAAATTAACTACTTGTAAATCTGTTAGACTTGGAAACACTGGTTCTTGACCTATACCAAATTTTCTTTTCTTACATAATTTTTTATCACATAAACTACACATAGGTTGATCATTACATTTGTAACCCCATTCTTTTTTATCGTGTTGTTTTGTAATTATGTTTACTTCTGTATCAGACAGTGGTTGTTCCATTGCAGTTTCATTAAACACTATTACTTTTGATTTCCAATTGTCTGGCCATTTAGATTTTGCATACACACCATAATGGAACAGTGCATTATTTCTACCACCTTCACCAATTTTATTTTCTGCCATTAATTCAATACATGGTGGTCCATCTGAATAAGGAGTCTCTGGTCTTTTAATTTCTATCTTGCTAATGTCTTGTTGTTTATTTCTTTCATAGAGTTCAAAAAAAGCATCTACAGTAGCAGCTTCGCCATCCTCCATAAAGGCATATCTTGTTGTCTGACCACAATTAAAGTATGGTAAATTTAAAAAGTTTCCTGTATCATCTTTTGATTTTAATTCTCTTTGTTTAGGAAATACTTCTGATCCACCATAACCCAATACAGACCTAATCTCATTTAACTTATCTTGCATCAAACCTGCTGATACATAATCCTCTGTAAATAAAAATACATGAGCACCACCAGATTTTGATCTACATACTACTAATGGTAATTGAAATTGTTTTATCTTACTAATTAATTTTTTGTGATCAAATTCTGCGTAAGAATCTATGTCAATACACCCCCACTTACATTTGTTGTCATCATTGATTGGTATAATACCTAAACTGTCAACACCATCTAAATGTTTTTGCCACAAATCATCTGTGACTGGTTCTCGTTTAACAAACGATTTACCTTTAACTTTATTACCATCACCATTAGACTCACCCACTACAGTGACACCATGTGCACGGTCTAATCCATCAAATATATTTATAAATCTTTCTATCATACAAAATAAAAGTGGGCGTTGCCACTCTCGCTTAGACGCCCACTACCTAGGATACTGGTTAGTAGTTAGAAGAACTTTTTGTAGTTTCTTCTGATCCGTGCTTAGCTTGGACTTCACCTTTACCTACTGATTCTGCAAAAGCTTTAGCCATATCATATACAGCTTTGTCTGTTACAGGACCAACCTTAGCTACATCCCAACCAAACCATGTTCCTTTGTCATTAGACATCTGAACGGTGGATAGATTATAAATGTGGCTATAAGTAGGCGGTGTGAATAAACCGTTTTTACCTTGCATCTTGATACCCATCATCATTGAGTTCCACTTTCTACTAACTTTAAGTTGAGTAGACTTCATAGAAATCAAAGCTGTTTGTGGGTTGTCTCCAAGAGTCAATACAAAGTGACTAGCTGTGTTATCAAGATAGTTACCGTTTGGTAGTCTATCTTTATAATCTTTACCTCTAGTCGTCTGACTTACAATATCACTATCTGCATCGTGAATTGCAACAGGTGCACCTGTACTGGTACCTCTGTCTTGCCATTCAATGTACTGTCTTTTGTAATGAGCCGGTACAACTTGTA